GGCTGTAAGAGTATTTTCAACTGTTTTAGAATGCGTAAAAAGAGCAATTAAGGTGCACGAAAGTGCTGGCAACCAAATTGATAAGATTGCTTTTGGTGCGGCACACGATGAGCCATCAAGAGTTGCGCTATACAAAAAGTTTGCACAAATGGCTGGTAGGTATTTGCCCGGTTGGAAATATGGCGGAGAATTCAAGGCCGGATTTACAATACAATTCTTTTTAGTGAAATCTTAGATGCACCGGCGGGCCCTAGCTGAATTAGAAAAAGCAATATAAGATAAATACTGTTATATTTTTCAAGGGTATCGCATGAGATTTTATGTATTTTTAGCACTGGCATTGTCTATCATTATTCCCGCACACGCACAAAAGATGCCCAAAAATTCCGCAACTTATGATGCACAGGTGCTTAGGGTGTTAGATGGCGATACTATCGTTATCGCAGCGCCTTTTCTTCCAGCACCACTCAAGCCCGAACTAGCAGTTCGTATTTTTGGTGTCGACACTCCAGAGAAAGGACATCGTGCCCGATGCCCCAAAGAAAATAAAGGAGCATTAATGGCCAGCCAATATACCAAACAACTGATTAGCCAAGGTGGCAATATACAAGTCACACTCTACGGTTGGGACAAGTTCGGTGGTCGTGTACTAGGTGATATAATAGTTAACGGTCAGAGTGTGCGTATGGGCCTAATACAAAATGAGCTAGCACGCGAATATTACGGTGATGCAAAACAAAGTTGGTGCAACTAATATGAAACAGAAGAAACTACTTCAAGAAGTGTATAAGGCCTGCTTCACGCATGACACTGCCAACCTCGCTAACCTTCGCAAAGAAGAATTCCAAAAAATATTGAAACGCAAGGCCGAAGGTAAGCCATTTACTACACGCTGGACTGTGGTTAGGATTTAACCTCACAGTACTCTTTTAAATCCGTGTGATACGATCTGCACATAATAAGAAAGGGCCCTAGAGGCCCTTTCTTTTTCTTCTATAATATAATATCCGCTATGCGGTTATGTAATATTTACTTCTTAGTTCCACTGTTGTTAACAAAGCTATACATCCTTTCAGCAGTTTCTAAAATCTTGTCAAGACCTGGAAATTCTGGCATACCAACAGTAGTGACAATAGTGCCATTCTTTTCGTCACGTTTAGCCGACATTTCCCAACCTTGGAACTTCATAGCATATTCAGCTTGTATTAGATCTTTAGCTTCTTTAAGAATGTCAGTGCGAATTTCGTAACCGGTCTTATTAAATTTTACTTCTGGTGTTTTTACTTCTGGAATGTTAAAACTGTTTTTTGACATAATAATCTCCTTTGTGTATGTGTATGTCTTAATTGGCTTCTTTTTCTACTTTGTAGGGAGCTTGTGAAGCCTGCTCCTTCTTTGCAAAGACACAGCTAGTGGCTTTGTCAACAGCATACCGTGCAACTTCAATAGTGTTTGAAACTAGCATAGTTACGAAGTCTGTTTGTGCGTCAATAAATCGATCTGCTAGACGTTGTAGTTCAGGATCTTTTACAATCTGTTTGAAGATACTGCGTTTAGTATTTTGTACAGTGTCAATGATAAATTGCGGTGTAATCATCTGTGTCTCGTAATGTGTAATACATTATATACCTTTTTTAATAAAAAGTCAACGGGCAAATGAGCGTTCTAGCAAACCTTCGCTGAGACTTCCCTAGGTGATCAAGCATAGCAATGCTGTCTTCTGCAATCTCAGCGATCATACTGGCTGTGCTAGCAGAAGGAATAGTCAGATGGGCTTCTACTTCTCCGCTTTCTTGTATAAGGATACCATGTTTCTGAGCCAACTTTCTAATGGCAGTGTTGCGGGCCAAGCAGACCATAAAGCCAGTTTTGATATTACGGTTTTGACACCATTCAATACAGCGTTTCATTAGAGCAGACCCCATGCCCTGCCCTTGATATTCTTTGAGAACACTAAATGCCAACTCAACAGTACCTGCTTCTATGGCTATATGTCCAGCTGCAATAACTCGACAATCATTATCTTCTATGACAAAAATCCTATTCTTCAAGGGACTTTTTTCTAAACGATCGCAGATCGTATCAATCATGTCGTCTTTGATGTGATAGCCAAACCGCAGGTAACGGCTGTCACTATCGAGATTCTTGAGGTGCTCGCGATACTTTGCATATTCTAAGTGTGTGAGTTTATAAACAGTGTGCATTTTAATTTTTGAAGCCTATATCGTTAGCTTCTTTGTAAAATCTTGCTCTAGGTAATTTATCCTCTGCTAGTGCATTGGCAACGACTCTCTTCTAAGGTATTTATACGCATAATGCTGCACCTGCACATAAATGTCAAGCTTGCAAAAGTCAATAGTTTGCTGTAAAATGATTGGAGATTGAGTTAAATATAATATCATTCGGACCCATTTATGAAACTACAAACACGATCGATTCTGCAAGAGCTTAATGAGATTGCTGACGTGCGCAACAAAGATGCACTCTATGAAAGTCGTGCAGTTAACATAATTAACTCTGCTATAAACCTTATTCAAAGTCTGCAAGAGCATTACGGAACTGAGGCTGCAATTGAATTAGAGCGTCGAATCCTCAATTCAATCAAAGGTCAAGACCCAGCTAAATTTAGTCGTGGCATACGCAGAATAGCAGAAAGTCGTAAACAAACGAAGATATTGGAATCTAAAGACGATGAGCGGTAATATTTTTAAGGACGATACGGGCACAGCTCTAACTAAACGCATCAACAAAGTGGATGTCCTGCCTACAGTACAATGGTTAGAAACAATTACTGGTCTTGAACTCACAGACTATATGTTAGGCACAACCGGCAAGAAAGAGTCTAGCGGCGACTTAGACTTAGCCATTGACGCTAATGAAGTTGATAAGAACGAGTTTGCAAATAAGCTAGCAGAGTACATTAAAAAGCAAGGCGGAGATCCTAAGCAATGGATTAAGAAGTCAGGAATCAGCGTTCACTTTAAAACTCCAATCCGCGGCAATGAAGACAACGGGTATGTCCAAGCAGACTTTATGTTTGGAGAGCGTGATTGGATGAAATGGTCAATGACCGGAGGTCGAAGAGGATCGGAACTCAAAGGCGCACATCGTCATGTGATTCTCAGCAGCATTGCCAAGGCAAAGGGCATGAAGTGGAGCTTTCAAAATGGGTTGATGAATCGCGAAACCAACGAAATCATCACAAAAGATCCCAACGAGATTGCCAAAAAGTTATTGGGACAAACAGCAACAGTAAAAGATTTGGTTGACCCAGAAGCAATTATCGACTATATTATTAAACTTCCAAACTACGAAGAACTAGTTTCTAGTGCAAGAGTAGATTTAGAAAAAGACGGAGTTTCTTTACCTAGAGTAGGTACCGTTGAAAGCTATGCTCCAGGATCAGGAGCATGGTTCCGTAAAATGATTAACGTGCTCAAATAAGAAAGGGTGTATGAGAGCGTTTGAGTTTCTAGTCGAATTAGAAATAAAACCTAAAGTCGGTCGTTCTTGGCAGCATGCTGAAGACCTAGTTATAGTTGACGGATCTGCCGGTGCTATGAGAGCATTAGACAGTCTTGAAGCTATGGCCAAAGATGTAAAAGATGTTCGCATTAAATGGGACGGCAGCCCTACTATCTACTTCGGTCGTGACGATAGTGGAGAGTTTGTACTCACAGACAAAAGCGGCTACAGTGCTAAAGGCTACAACGGCAAGACTAAGAGTGCCCAAGATCTTAAACGTATGCTACTAGGTCGTGGAAAAGAAGCAAACGACTCTAGAAAAGCCTTTGCTGCTAACATGGCTCACCTCTTTGAAAGATTAAAAGCTATTACTAGTCCTGAGTTTAGAGGATTTATTTTTGCCGATGTACTGTTTTTTGATCGACCTCCAAAGAACAAGGATGGGGAATTTGAATTTACGCCCAACACTGTGACCTATCATATTCCTGCTGCAAGTGAATTAGGCAAACGAATTGCTAGAGCTCACTCAGGCATTGTTATGCATCGACATAACGAGGAGCCGATCATGGGCGATGTTAAGGGCATCAATATGACAGGCCCCGTGTTTGCTGTTAGCCATATTTCGATTACCAACCCTCCCAAGGTCAATACCGCCAAGATACAATCAGCTAGAAACTTTGTTGCTAAGAATGCAAGTGCAATAGACAGCTTGCTTGACGATGATAAACTAGCTGCTATGAAGATAAGTGACCTAAAGAATACTCTTTACAAATTTGTCAATAGCCAAGTTCCGACACGCAACTTCAACAATCTAGACGATCGTTTCGATAAATGGCTTCATACCAGCGGAGTTAGTGCTCCTAAGCAAGCTAAGATAGCAGCGATGAAACAAGAAAATCCAAATGTATTTGCTGCAATATTCAACACGCTAGAAATGATCATGCAGATCAAGGACGAAATTATTGACGATCTTGATATGAGCAGTCCTATTAAACAAAGCATAGGCGGCAGGCCTGGCGGTGAGGGCTATATCAAGGGCAACCTCAAATTGGTACCCAGGGCTAAGTTTACAGCAGCAAACGTCGAAAAACACAGCTAATCGCACCATTTTTTAAGTTTCGACTAAATATTAATGCCAGTCCCGGAGCGGGACTATATTTAAGGAGAAACTAAAATGGCAGACGTATATTCAACAGTTGGCGTAAATGCTAACAAATTTGTTCTAAACACATCAGACGCAGGCCGTGAGCTTGTTGTTAAGGTTGCAGGTACTAATCTAACTGACGCTAACCTATTAGCAATCATGCGCTATCTAACTACATCGCATGGCACTAATGGTGTTGGTGACAGTGCTTTCACTATCGCAGCATTTGGTACAGCAGACGGTACACCTTTTGTAAGCGGAACCACAGACACTGTATTCTTCCGCCTACAGGGCACTGGTGATTTTACTCCAGCAACTGCTGACATGGGAATCGGTGGTGTAACCGTTACCATCGAAGCTGTATTCCGCCCAGCACTGTAATATTTCCTAGGGATGGGAAGTAGGGGCCGGATTTATTCCGGCCTTTTTTTATCTGCTTAAATAATAGCAGATTATGCAGCGTTATAGACTAACTACTTTAATAGACATCACTCGCTCTCAGGCATCAAGATCTGAAACTGATCATATAAAGATCGGACAGCAATCTAATTTCAACACGTTTCTACAATCAATAGGGCTACGCTCTAATATAGAATGGACTGAAGATCCTATTCGACACGAAGGTAGATTACCAAAACCGTTTGACGGTCGTGCTGCCTTTTGGGTCTGGGAATTTGACGTTGAACGAGACGAGGTATTTTTTAAAAATGGCGACCCGGTAGGTCATTTACATGACGATTTGAACGCTGTTCCTATTTTACCAACACTTACTAACACAGCAGATATAACCCCTGCCACAATCCAAACACAGGGTATTGGTATTAATACCTGGGTAGAAATAATATGGAGTTAAAAATTCTTTGACTTTTGTTTTAAATATTTTATATGAAAAATATACATTGGAAAACTGTAACAGCATTAGCCGCATTACTAGTTTTTATAGGGTTCCTAACATCTGTTTGGGGACATTTTTCTCAAAACTTCGCAATGTTAACAACCGGGTTTATTATTATTGTAATAGTGTGTGCAAGTTGGTGGTTCTGGGTCGTAATTATGGTCCAGACCATGGTTGAATATATAAATTTAACAGCAAATCGATTAGGAGATATAAAAACAGGAATACAAGAAGCTAGGTCTCTCCTTAAAGAATACGAAAAATCCAAATTAGATAAATAAAGAATCATAGGCAAACTACAGGCATATAAAGGCATCCAGTGTCATCTTTGGAGATTTTATTATGACGGTAGGGTCCACAGAATTAGAAAGATCTAGTTTAGAAGCACACGTTGATTTGTGTGCATTGCGTTATGCTCAATTAGACAATCGTCTTACTACATTAGAAAAGAAAGTCGACGACATACACTGTGACATAGTCGACGGACAGAAAAGCTTAACTAAAGTCATTATCGGTACTGCAGGTACCATTATTGCAGGTGTTCTTTCGATAGTTGTAGCAATCTTAATGAACCCTTAAAAATTTGCACACAGTTAAATAAAGGACCCCCAAGGGGGTCCTTTATTATGTCCTTATCAAAAAAACTTGACAAATTAATAAAAAGTAGTCTCGATATACTTCCGGTTAGAATTGACGCAGGTATACTTGTAGGTAATGTCTTGATTGAAAGTCAAGGATTTATTAAAAATATCTATAAAAAAGAAAAGTTAATTTATTCAAATATAAATTTAAATTTAGTAGCTATTAAGTTAGCTAACCTTTTAGCCAAAGGCAATAGTTTAAGATGTGATCAAATTTATTCTGCAGATCAAGTTTATGGAAAATGGCTCAACGACAGCCAATTGCTAAGAGCACAACACGAAAGGGCTAAAAAGAAGCAAGACTTTGAGCGAGCTGATGTGTTATGGGCCAAGTATGTTGAAAGCAGAGATCGTACAATATTAGCTAAAACTCGTGCAGAAGCTTTGACTAAAATCTGAATAAATACAATATCAATCCGGACCTGAAAACTTATGAAAACAACAGACTTATTTAAAATAAACAGAAGCAGCCAACGGCTCAACGAAGGCTTGGAAAAGTTCTTTGGGCAGAATCTAAGTCTAGAATCTTTTGATCTTCCTCAATTAGAGGACGCTCGCAATAAGTTGCGCACACAGATCAGCCAAGTTCGCGGAGAAAGCGGATTTAATGAGAATCTAGAAAACGATGCTTATTCAAAAGCGCAGTGGATGTTGGATGCTATCAACGCTGAGATCGCAGAGCGTGAAGAATTTATTGCTGATGCTGGCACAGCAGATGTTAGGTATGAAGAAGGTTCTAATGCTGATGCAACACTGGCACAGATTGCCGCAGCTGGCGACGGCTACTACGACATGCTACAAAATGGCTTAGATGGATTGTTAGGCGGAGAGGTCGAAATCATATTACACGATATGTATGATGAAGTTTCTAGAGAATACAACTTACATCCAGATGACGATTTTGAAGAAATACATAATAGAATGATAGATCGTATTGAACAAGATTACGGTCAACAAGAAAATATTGCCCCACAATCAATGGGCGAAAGCACACAAGGAAATAACATGCGTAAACTAAGAGAAGGTGAGATCCAGCAAGCAAGTGCGATCGTCACTGCAAAGACTATGGTTGACAGAGTAGGTCGTTGGATTGAAGAACTTTCTGGCATGGAGAATGATACTCTATTACAGTTAGGAGATCAGATCCGTGACGAAATGAGTTCCGGGCAGGCCAAACAGTTTATCGGCACAGTTGCGCCTGCTATTCAAACAGCACTTGACACTCTTAAACAAACTCGAGAAACCCTAAGCACAGGCGTGAGAACTCTAACAGGTGAGGAGCAGCCGGCAGAAATGCTTGGTGCAGAAGCTCCCAACAGCGGAGAGGACGAACTAGGAGCAGTTGCACCCGATGCAATGAATACCGGTGAGGAAGAAATGGGAGCTCCGGAGGACGAATTCACAGCAGCTGAACCAGCAGCTGGTGGCATTGAAACTGCAGGTCGAGAAAAGCGTGAAAGTATTGAATATCAAAATAACCTCTTAAGAGTACTAGCAGGCTAATGAAACTTTCTGACTTAAAAGAAAATGACCAGCAATTAGACGAACTGCTTCCTGCACTAGGAGCAGTTGCTGGAGGGGTTGCTAGAGGTGCCGCGGCACTAGGTGGTGCTGCCCTTGCTAGAGGTACTACACCGGCAGCTGGTTCTGCGGTTAACCAAGCAGCATCTGGACTAGCAGGCGGCGGTATGGATCCGGCTCAAGCAGCTCAAGCGGTTAAAGATCGCCAAGAGCAAAAGAAAGTAATACAACAACAGATCCAAGCAAAGCAAAAAGAGCTAGACGATCTAAGAAAACAACTGGCGACACTAGGATGAGATTCTTCGAATTTCAAGGTACCGATACTGGAATAGATAAGTTTATCGTTGCCATCAAAAATCACATAGGCAGAGCCTCTAGTAAAAAAGCACCAGCTAAACTCAACTGGGGTGCTATAGCGTCTATGAGTCGTGCAAACGGGTTTGAATTTGCCGCAGACTATGAAACTTTCAAATCATTGTATGACTCGAACCCGTTACTACAGTCTTTGATTAAAGACTTCAATGACCAAGGGCTCGAACTAATGGTTCCAGGAGCGCCAGATGAGATTAACCCATCTGGCACTGCACAAGACAGCGAAACTGAAATTGACAGAATTGCGTCTAGCGCTGCTCCAAAACAACTAGCCCAAACGCAACAGACTCCCAAGACTTGATATTTGTTCAGTTATGCTGTAATATATACAGTATGACTGAACAATTACCATTAACCCCGCCGCCTTTTGTTGAGCGGATCCAGTATAAAAACTGCAAGCAGATCAACGACTCTGTAACTAAAAAAAGATTGTATCTCACACCAGACGGTGAACACCTACCTAGCGTAACAACTATCCTTAGTGCCACTAAAGACATGACAGCACTGAACGAATGGAAGAAGCGTGTGGGAGAAGATAAAGCTCGTCAAATTACCACAGAAGCAGCAGGAGTTGGTACTGGACTTCATTCAAATCTAGAACGCTTTATAGCCGGGCTACAACGCCAGCCTGGAAACAACCCAGTGCATATAAAAGCAAACGCCATGGCGGATGTGATTATTCAAAATGGGCTAAAATATGTTGATGAAGTATGGGCGATGGAACAGAGTCTGTACTATAAGGGACTATTTTCAGGCACAACTGATCTAGTATGCGTTTATAAAGGTAACCCTTGTATTGCCGATTACAAACAAACTAATCGTCCAAAGAAAGCAGAATGGGTTGAAGATTATTATCTACAACTCATGGCGTATATCATGGCACATAACAATACATATGGAACTGATATGCGTGAAGGACATATCTTTATGGTTAGTAGGGGTGATGATGGGATGAGACCCGGTGGAGAAGTATATCAACAGTTTGATCTATTGCCACAGGACTTTAACAAGTATCAAGACCTATGGCTTAACAAAGTAGAAACTTATTACTCTGTCCTAAGATAAATACCCTATAAAAGGGATATTTAATTATGGCAGTCACTCAAATTTCAAGAATACAGGTACGCAGAGGAAGAAAATTATCTCCTACTGGTATCCCGCAATTAGCAAGCGGAGAAATCGCTTGGGCTGTAGACTCACAAGAAGTGTTTATCGGAAATGGCAGTGTTGCAGAAGGTGCACCGTATGTAGGCAACACTAAGATACTTACTGAACACGACGATATCCTAGCATTGATTTCCAGTTATAAGTTTGGAGGTGCAGATGAGGATTCCGTTGTTCCTTTCAGTATTCCGAGATCCTTCCAGAGCAAATTAGACGAATACGTTAGTGTACTCGACTTTGGAGCCCAAGGTGATGGCATTGTCGATAATACATTATTTTTTGAAACGGCATTTGCTCAGCTCTATCAAAATACCATAGAAACCTACAGGAAGGCCCTAGTAATACCAAATGGTGAATACATATTTGACCGTGATCTTCGTGTACCTAGCTTTGTAATACTAGCTGGTGAAACACATAATGGTGTAGTTCTTCGATTTACCGGGGATCACGGAATTAAATTTGTTGAATCTATAGGTGGATCCGAGTCATTGATCGACTATACTGAATCTACTAGACCACAAAATATTAGAATCTCTAATGTAATTATTGAGTCTGCGCAATCTGATGTTTCCGGAGCTAAAGATGTAATATTTGATAATGTTACGTTTAAAGGAAATTATACACTGTCAAATCCAGCGTTACTTCCTCGTGAACAAACATCGTCAATATATTGGGCTAACACCCTTGAAGATATCGAAGCAACTGATATTAGATTTAACTCTTGCAGATTTGTAAATTCTGAAATTGCTGTCAGGTGTGATCAAAGCGTTGTATCAAGTTCCAAGGTAATATTCAACGACTGCCAGTTTGATTCTTTAGATACTGGCGTTCTTGTAATAGGTGTTGAAAATCAAATAAATCTTTGGAAATTTTATGAGTGCCGATTTTCTAACACTGCGAATCATGCAATTTATATTTCTGCCGGAACTGGCACAGTTATTAAAGAAACTAGCTTCGAACGATGCGGCAATTTCTTGAATGGAATTCCAGCAGTTCCGGTAGTGTATTTTGGCCAGAGCCAAAATAATTTAATGATAGACTGCTCTTCAGATAGGCAACAATCTAATGGTATCACTACCGATGAACTTGCAAGCTATGTACCAGAAGTATATGGTGCAGACAAAGTTTCTTTTATCACACGGAACCAAGCATTTGTTGAACCATTTGAGTCATATACACCAATCGCGGTATTTTCCGCATTTAATAAATTTATGGAAATAAATTACTCATTAGTGTTAGAAACCGGGGATATCCGATCTGGAAAGATGAAGCTCACTATCGATAAGGATTCTGGAATTGTTAACCTTTCAGATGATTACGCTTATACCTCTCCTTTGGGAATTGCTAATGGTGTTCAAAATAATAAATTACTAGAAATATTTTCATTTACTTTTGGCAAAATATCTTTAGGTTCTGTTGTTTCGGGAGAAAATATAAGTCAAGGTACAAAAATAGTTCAAGTTAATCCAGAAACAGTAGATTCGTTAACTGGATTAGGAGTATATGATGTCGATAGATTCCCCTCTACTGTTGATCAGCCAACGTCTACGCCTCCCAATTACCAAACAATTAATTTTACTAGAGACACTATGACTAATATACAATTTCAAGCAAGACTGGTTGATAACGACGATTCCTCTGGAGTTGAAGCAGTCCTGTTAGAATACCGCCAGCTGTCTGCTGCTCGAGGTGCTTCTGGGACTATCTCCTTTGATGTTAGTTACGGGACTCTAAGTGTTTGATTTATATAATGTTGAACGACTTGCAGAATGGAAGAAGTTTCGAGATCGTATTGAAACCAGTTCCACTCCCTTTGAAGATCTCGCAGACTTTTGGGCTCCTGCTCCTTTCGTTAGTAGATACCTAGATCCTAAAAATCCTAAATCTTGGCCAGATCCGTGGAAATTAATCATAGATGGCAAGTTCGACGATCTTGCAATTTGCCTGGGCATGCTGTATACTCTGAAGTTAACAAAGAGATTTAGGAATTCATTGTGTGAGATCTACACAGTTATAGAAAACAACGAAAAAAAGTATTTTCTATTAATTGATAATAGTAGTATATTAAACTACGAATACCGGTCAGTTAACGGCCGTAATGATCTGGTCTCTAAAGAACTCACACTAGTTTGGTCAAAGCCCAACAAACTATAAATATCTTTCTCGTAATTACCCCAAACACGAAAGAAAAATCATGACTATTACTGTAACAAAACGAAGCGGCTGCAAAGAGCTGCTAACGATCGAAAAATGGCAGGCTCAGATTGCCAAGGTCTGTCAAGGCACTGCTGATGTTAGTCAGTCAATGATTGAAATTAAAGCACAGCCCCACTTCTATGACGGAATGTCTACTAGAGAAATCGATGAAATAACTCTAAGAGCTATAGTTAATCTTATTGATGTTGAAGCTAACCCTGACATTGGACATACTAATTATCAATATGTGGCAGGCAAGCAGCGTCTGTCAATGCTACGTAAGGATGTATATGGAGACTACGATCCTCCTCGCCTTTACGATATTGTTAAAAAGAACGTTGCCACAGGACTATACACATCAGAACTTCTAGAGTGGTACAGTGAAGATGAGTGGGACAAGATGGACGAAATACTAGAACACGAGAAAGATGAACAATATTCCTACGCTGCTATCGAGCAGTTGATCGAAAAGTATCTAGTAAAAAATCGTGCTACTAAAGAAATCTACGAAACACCTCAGATTCGATATATGGTTGCAGCAGCTACAGTGTTTCATAGAGAAGAACCCAATTCAGTTCGTATGCGTTACATCAAGGAATACTATAATGCTGCTAGCGATGGGCTTTTTACGCTTGCTACTCCTGTGCTTGCTGGTTTAGGCACTCCTACCAAGCAGTTTAGCAGTTGCGTACTTATTCGCAGTGATGATGATTTGGATAGTATTTTTGCCTCTGGCGAGATGATGGCCAAGTATGCCAGTAAGCGTGCTGGCATTGGCCTTGAAATCGGGCGGCTACGTCCTTTAGGTAGCCCAATTCGCGGCGGCGAGATCATGCATACCGGTATGGTACCATTTTTAAAGAAGTGGTTTGGCGATCTGCGCTCATGCTGTGTTACCCCGGATACCTGGGTAGAAGTCTTAGACGAGGAAGATTCTAACGATAATTGATAGTTTTTCGCATACCAGCATAAATAATATTGGAGGTATGCGAAATGCTAAACTATCTAGAAGAATCATACAACGGATCACTAACTAATATGCTAGTAAACTCGGCTTATTACTGTTACACTCTAATAGACACCGAAACTGGAAAGTGTTATTCAGGGTCCCGCGGCGTGGAAGGCAGTAACACGCATGATTTATTAGTAAAGTATTTTACTAGTTCAACAGTAGTAGATTTTAAGAAAAAACTAAAAAAGTTCCCCAATGCATTTGAATATAGAATAGAATATTTTAAGTCTAGGAGTGATGCATTTGCAGCAGAGAAAGCATTTCATCAAAAACATCAAGTTGGTAAGAATCCTAATTTTTTAAATTCTCTTACTTCCGGTGGAACAAACTGCGGAGCAGGTTCAGTCCTATGTAAGGATAATGAGGGGAATACCTATCGAGTGTCAGTAGAAGAATTTGCTACAGGAAAACATATGCACGTTTCGAAGGGAATGATGAATATAAGAACAGAATCAGGAATTAAAAAAATATACACTACTGATTTTGATCCTAGTATTCACTCTACCGAATTTAAAGATTATGTATTAGCTTTAGACACAGTAACTGGAAAAACGTGTAGGATTCCGAAACCTGTTTTCAACTCTAATTGCCGATATGTAGGTATCACTAAAGGATTAGTAGTTGCGTATGACACAGAAACTAAATCTCGTGTATCTATCACTAAGGAAGAATTTGAGAATTCCGGCGGTAGATATGTAGGGAATACATTTGGGCTAGTCTCAGTAATAGACCAAACTACTGGCGAAAAGAAACTGGTAGAGAAAGAAAATTACGATAAAAGTTTATATAAGCATCATAATACCGGAAATGTAGTTGCCTACTCGATTTCTAAAAGAAAAAATGTTACAATAAGTAAAGAAGAATACCAAAAAAATTCTAATGACTATGCTAATTTAACCACTAAAGTTTTCTATAAAATAGACGGTGAATTTTTTAAGTCAAAGGATTTACTAGATCAATATTACAGAACAACTAGGGGTAAAACGGTGTTAAAGGTTAGTCAATTTGAAATGTCTACTAAGTTTAGGGACATTGAAACAATAACGAAAGAAGATCACGAAAATGGTAAAAACTAAAAAAATTCAAATTAAAGACCTAACGGCAGGCATGAAGATTAAAACCAAAGACGAAACTGGCACGATTGTTTTTAAGACAGTTACTGATAAATGGGATACTGTTGTTAAACATCAAGACCAAGTTAGGCTAGAATTTGAAAATGGTGTAGTGCTAAACTGTTCAGTAAATCATCCTATTATGGTGTTATCAGATTCCGGAGTTTTCCTTCAAAAGAAGCCTTGCGAACTTTCTAGCGATGATCGGGTTATAACAGAAGCTGGATTCACCCGATTGCTTGTTGCTGACTTTGAGCAACAAAACGAGCCCGGATATATCGATATCACAGTAGAAGATACCCATACGTTCTTCGCTTCGGCCAGCAAAGAAGGCCCAATGGTGCTAACTCATAATAGCCAAGGAGGTATCCGTAATGCTAGTGCTACTGTATTTTACCCTATTTGGCATCATCAGTTTGACGATCTTATCGTGCTTAAAAATAATCAAGGCACTGACGAAACTAGAGTCCGCCATATGGACTATGGTGTCGTACTGTCAGCCTTCTTCTGGAAACGATTTAAAAATAGAGAAGACATTACCTTCTTCGACCCCAACGAAGTGCCCGATCTCTACGAAGCGTTTTATTCAGATACTAAAAAGTTTGAAGAACTCTATGTAAAATACGAAAAGCAACCTGGTCTACGTAAAAAGACCATGGATGCTGAAGAAGTATTCAAAGGTGGTATATTAAAGGAAAGGACTGATACTGGTCGTATCTATCTAGTGTTCATTGACAACGTAATGAACCAAGGACCATTCGATCCAGAGTATCATACCATTTATCAATCAAATTTATGTCTAGAAATTTTACTTCCTACAGTCCCGTTCAAATCATTGGAAGACGAGGGCGAATTTAGTTTAACTTTAGACAATGGCACAGAAATAACATTGCCGGGGCAGCATCAAGTATTACTAACTAATGGCGAAAAAAAGAAAGTAAGAGAACTAACCGAAGCTGACGATATTGAAAATTTAATGATATGACTCAAGCATTTGTTTACATTTGGAAAAATAAAAAAACATTTAGATGGTATTTAGGATCGCATACGAGAAAAAACTGTCATCCGGGCAACGGATATATTTGCTCCAGCAAGATAGTAAAGCCATTAATTAAACAAAATCCTAAAGAGTGGGAAAGGACAATTGTAGAGATTGGAACTCCTACCGAAATGTTAAACTTAGAAACTGAATTATTGGAAATGTTGGATGCAAAACACTACAGGCGAAGTTTTAATATGCATAACGGCGATGGTAAATTTACAACACTGGGAATTAGTTTTGTACCTGTAAATAAAGGAAAGCCTAGTCCAAGAAGAGGATTGCCAAATCCAGGAGTTTCTGCGGCTCTTAAAGGAAAAACACCACATAATAAAGGCAAACCTAGCCCGAGAAAGGGTGTTGCAAATGAAAAAACAAGTATCAAATTAAAAGGAAAAAAGCAACAAACAGTTTGTAGAATTTTTGACAAACAAGAAATAAGTATTTCAAATTTTCTTAAATGGTGCAAAAACGAAGATTTTCCTGAGTTGAAACTACAGAAAAGCAACAGTATGTCAATTGCAAAAAAAGGAATACCAATGAGGAAAGTTGTATGCCCTCATTGTAATAAAGTTGGCGGTGTTAGTAGAATGAAACAATATCATTTTAATAATTGTAAATTGTATAAGGTAGAATATGAAAATAATTAAAAAAGAATGTACTAGAGCAGTACCAAAAATTGCGCTCTGTACCCTCGGGTCAATAAATTGGGGAAGTTTTAGACACCCTGAAGACATGCGCCGTGCATGTCGAATACTTCAGCGCAGTCTCTGTAACATCCTGGACTATCAAGATTTCTTGAGCATCCAAAGCAAACTTTCCAACGACGAAATCCAACCGTTGGGTATCGGCGTTACTAACCTTGCCTATTGGCATGCTAAGAGGGGGCTGAAATATGGACAAAGAGACAGTTTGGCGGAAGTTAAGAGTTGGATGGAACATCAGGCCTATTACCTTACAGAAGCAACCGTTGAACTTGCTCGAGAAAGAGGTGCGTGTAAAGACTCTGCACTGACACGTTATGGTAAAGGCATATTCCCCTGGGAGCTACGTGCCAAGGGTGTGAATGAACTTACAGACTTTACTCCCGAGCTTGACTGGGAAACACTCCGTACCAACATGAAACAGTACGGAGTTCGAAACGCTACACTGATGGCCATCGCTCCTGTAGAGTCTAGCTCAGTGGTCATCAACAGCACCAACGGTATCGAACTGCCTATGAGCTTGATCAGTACCAAAGAAAGCAAAGCTGGGTCATTTACACAAGTGGTACCTGAATATCATAAACTCAAAGGCAAGTATGAACTAATGTGGGATCAGCAAGATTGCGCAGGGTATCTAAAAACTGCTGCCGTGCTACAGGTTTACGTGGATCAAAGCATAAGTACTAATACATTCTATTCACCAAAGCATTTTCCAGACCGTAAAGTACCGTCTACGTTGATTGCTAAGAATTTAATGAATTTTTGGTATTGGGGCGGAAAAACACTGTACTACTCACTTATCAATAAGCAAGGATCAAAATCTATAAATGAAACACCGCCGAATATGCCACTTGAGCAAATCGAATTCGATGACGAAAATTCCTGCGAAAGTTGCAAACTTTGACGAGAAAATAGTATTATTATTGTCTAATAGATAACTAATAGTATGAATTATAAAAAACACTACGATATGTTAATTGAACGAAGTCTTAACAGGACACTTACGGGATATGTCGAGAAACATCATATTATCCCTAAGTGTCTTGGCGGCTCCGACGATAAAGACAATATTGCTATATTAACACCTGAAGAGCATTTTTTAGCACATCAACTGTTAGTTAAAATATACCCGAATAGTCCACCGCTGGCAAATGCAGCAGTTATAATGACAGCCCATCAGACTGAACAACGAGCTAATAATAAGTTATTTGGTTGGCTCAGACGACGTGCATCGACTGCCCGAAAGCAATGGCTGGCCGAACACGGGCACCCTAAAGGAATGCTAGGAAAAACACATTCCGAGGAAAAGAAAAAGCAAATTTCAGAATCTTCTAAAAAAGCAATGATAGATGCAGTTGGTGTTAAAGTATATGCCTACAATTTAGATGGATCGTTTTATAAGGAGTATAGTACATTAACAGAGTGTGCGGCAGACTTAAAGACAAATCCATCAAATGTAAAATATACAGCAGAAGGTAGATTTGGATATTGTAAAGGTAAACAATTACGCTATGAATATACAGAAACTATTTCCCAATATGTTAAACCGACGCATCCCTTAGTAGGAAGAGTTCGCTCTAAAGAACATAAAGAAAATTTAAAAAAATCCCTTAGCAATAACAGATCGACTTGTGTACATTGCGGATTTGAGTCTACCGCAAGTGCCATTACTAGATTCCATAATAACTGTAAAGAGAAAAAATTATGAGCAAAGCACAATATAACTTAAACATCAAGACAGATTATCTACAGCGTAAGATGTTTCTAGACCCGGCAGGGCCAGTTACAATACAGAGGTTTGAGGAGGTTCGATACCCCAAGATCGCAGACTTTGAAACTACGGCACGTGGATTCTTTTGGGTACCAGAAGAGATCAGCCTTACCAAAGACAGCCAAGACTTCAAGGATGCATCAGATGCAGTTAAACATATCTTCACTAGCAACCTGCTTAGGCAAACTGCTTTGGACAGTCTCCAAGGCCGCGGCCCAAGCCAAGTCTTTGCTCCGGTCGTAAGTCTTCCAGAACTAGAAGCACTGGTCTATAACTGGACGTTCTTTGAAACCAACATCCACAGTCGTAGCTACAGCCACATCATTCGCAACATCTACAACGTGCCCAAGGAAGTATTCAACACTATCCATGACACACAAGAAATCATTGACATGGCTTCGAGCATTGGTGAATACTATAACAAACTTCATGTCATCAACTGCCGTAAAGAATTAGGCGAGAAGATCGACGAGATGGAGCATGTAAAAGCTATCTATCTAGCATTACATGCCAGCTACGGATTAGAGGCATTCCGCTTTATGGTATCATTTGCTACAAGCCTAGCCATGGTAGAGAATAAAATCTTTATTGGTAATGGAAACATCATCAGCTTGATCCTACAAGACGAACTCTTACACAAAGGTTGGACAGCCTATATGATCAATCAAGTGGTCAAGGAAGATCCTAGATTTGCACAGGTAGCTCGTGAGTGCGAGCAAGAAGTTATCCAAATCTATAAAGATGTTATTGCAGAGGAAAAGTCTTGGGCAGAGTACTTGTTTAAGAAAGGTCCAGTAATTGGTTTGAATGCCAATATCCTTAAAGACTTTGTAGATTATACCGCTGCCGATGCACTAAAGCAGGTCGGAATCAAATATTGGAATCCAGCACCCAAAACGACTCCAATTCCCTGGTTTAACAAACATAGTGACCCTAGCAAAAAACAGACAGCTTTGCAGGAGTCAGAAAGCACTAACTACGTGATCGGAGTTATGGGTGATTCACTTAACTATGATGCTTTGCCGGAACTTTGATAATTAATACTATGTATAAAGCACAATTTAAACGCATCTCGCCCTACGAAGCATGGACCACTATTGGGGTCTATGGTACTGAAGCTTCAGCTATGAGTTCTGCCCTTAGTTACAAAAACAAGGGCATGATCATGGTCCGTGTAGTGGATAAGAAGGGTGCGGTTGTATTCACAGGATAATCAAAATGAAAACCGTAAAACACACAGAAGTTGGTCGTGAAATGCTGACCTGGTTAGAAAAATTTGAAAAGATCGAAGAGAAAAACAAATGTCTAAGAGTTAGATTCTTAGACTGGTTGTCAGCCAAACTAAGTGTTTGGAGCAAAAAAGTCAAGGACATGTCAAATCGAATTGAAAGTCCTTGTGTTATCAAATTAAAGGATTAAAATGAAAGCGATTGTTTGGAAGACATACAAATTTTAAATAATCTTCCAACCTTTAACTGTTTTGTATAAAGGATGTTTTCTAACAAGCTTTGACAATGCGCCTGCATCGAGATTATAAGTTGTTCTTAGATCATACTGTGTCATACTAACAATCTCGTTTGTTCTTATGTTCATAAAATTATATACAGTATGATCGTACCGAACACTTCCTTTTCCGGTATATAATTCTCGATATAAGTCTTTATTCTTTTGTTTAAATCCTGGATTTTCGGATCCAGACATTCTTTTAGATGCTTCGGGTTTTTTTCTTCCCTGAAGTGCTAAAGAAGTATTAGGACGCTTTTTTCCTTTAGTTTTTTTAACAGTGATAGCTACTCGATGTGCTATTTGTTCAGAGCTTTGCTTTATACCCGAGGTGCCATCACCGCCATCTGTTTTGTTTCGAAGTATTCCGGTGTTAATATCTTTCCGACCGTACCAACGTATTAAACGGCGCTCAATAGCAAATGCTCCTAATTCAGTTAAATTAGATTCTACAATAATGATTTTAGATTTATCAATAGGAGGAGAAACTTCCCCTTTACCTTTTTTCCAGGCTCGATTTTTTGAACCTTTTCCGATATAATAAGGTGTGCCATCACTTCTTAGATAGGCATAGACATAAAAGTGTAAATACATTGCTGGTGCTCCTTGAAAGCATTAGAGTAGTTGGATATTTCCGGTATCGCGAACTACACTAATATTTATCAAATTAATTGTTTCTTAACATAAAGAAATATACAATAAACAAAGGAAAATTATGACACAAGCTACAATCTGGTCGAAAGAAAACTGTCCCTACTGCGATCAGGCCAAGGCTCTGCTCAAGCAGAAAGACATTACATTTGAAGAACGTAAAATTGGTGACGGATGGACTAAAGAAGATCTATTAGAGGCTGTCCCATCAGCACGTACTGTACCGCAGATCTTCATCAACGAAGAGCTTGTAGGTGGATTCACTGAACTTAAAAAATATTTTGAAAAGGCAGAACATGCTCATTGATAAAGGGATAACAGCAGGTGAAGTAGTAACATTAAAACTAACCAGCGGAGAAGAGCTTGTTGCCAAGCTAGTCGACGATGCAGCTACCTATTACAAGCTATCAAAACCTTTGGTCCTAGGACATACCCCACACGGCCCTGGGCTAATGCCCTATCTCTTCACAGTTAGTCCAGATAAAGAGATCAAGCTACTGAAAACCGCAATTACAGTTGTAGAAGCTACAGATAAGCAGTTTGCTGATCAGTACATTCAAAGCACAACTGGAATTAAGTTAGTTTAACACTAGAATGACTACTCCACAATCAACGGTTTCTGGAACCCCTAGTGGCGGAACTGGCAGCGACACATTAGACGATCACCTGCACCCCGCAGGGACTATGCCACGGCAAGAACCTTTGTATGATCCGTATAATGTATATGCCAATGGTGTGTTAATCGCTCTCTATGATGCTGCAACAACACCCGGCGGTCCTGTAACAGTTACGGTTCCGGATGTTAACGTGTATTTTGCTATTCAGAACAACGAACCGCAAGATGACGAAACTGCAAAAAACGGAAGAGAACAAGCAGACAAGTTCTTAGCAGAGAAAAAAATAACTCCTCAGGAATATGTTAAGATCGTAGCGCCTACACCAGAACCTAAGGGTAAAGGTGTAGGCCTTCCAAACACGCAACCGGAGGGCAAAGCATCGAGTGCTGTTGTAGGAACCGTGGACTTTTCAACGGTGCTAACACCCAACGGAACTACACTAGGTGACATAATCAAAAAGGTTACATTTCCTAGAACCATTGCACAGCTAAGTCAGTGTCATCCCAGTGTCAATGCACAGGGGGTTGTTAATAATCTAGCAGCATTGGCGTTGAATATCGTCGAGCCGGTGAAGAAACAATACCCTACTGCATTCTTGACCAACAGCTTCCGGCATGGTGCTAGTATTGGCGGAGGACAACATGGCACTGGCCAGGCTTGCGATATACAATTCAGAGGGGTCGCTGCCCACGATTACTTTGATATAGCAGTATGGATGAGTAAGAATTTACCATACGCACAGTTGCTATTAGAGTACTTACCTGGAAGAACTGTTTGGATACATGTTAGTTATGAAATCCCCGGGTTGCCCTATGGCGGAATAACTGTTAAAAAAGTAAACAAGTTAGCTACACTTAATGGTGGGTCCGGTGGTAAGTTTACTCCTAATCTTCACAAGGACATACTAGTGGCGTCGTTGCCTAACAGGATAGTGGCCGCATGAAGAGGATACTCTGGAATGCACTAGGTTTCCTGAGTCTGGGCCTGGCATACATCGGATTAATTACTCCAGGATTGCCTTATAGCATATGGGTAGTATTTGCTGCCTATTGCTTTTCAAAGGGCAGCGAACGTATGCATCGATGGATTTACAATCATAAAATATTTGGGCCATTCCTTACTAACTGGAATGAGAAGCGTGTATTCCCTCAGAAGATGCGCTACTTAATGTTAGGCATGATGAGCATTAGTCTTTTGCTGATGTGGACCAGTGGAGTTAAACCTATTGGTATTGCTAGTACAGCAGCGTTCATGGCCCTAGTTGCAGTCTGGGCATGGAGATTTCCAAATTATGTAGAAGAGCACGACCGTAGAAAAGAGAAAGGTGAAAAAATCGGATGGCTAAAATAACATTAGACGAACTCTGCGATATCGCATTTGCGGTAGAAGAAGGCGACCCTTTTGATTGGGGAGTTTTCAAAAAAGGTCAAGAAGAAACAATGCGTATGATTGGCGCTAGTATCCTTGAGCAGTTTGACAAGGAAGTGATCAATGACGGAGATCGATTGATTCTTTTAGCTACTATTACTAAATTGGTAACAGAGAACATGATTTTACACACAAAACTATTGACACAGACACAGAAAGATAGTTAAATAACATATATGAAAAGTTTGTTAGTTAGAGTAGTTGATACAGGCAGTAACCTTTGTGTTAGTGATGTTAGATGAAACGAGCAGATCAGTAATATACAACACAAAGGAAAATGTAAAATGGTAACAGGTAAAGTAAAGTGGTTTAATGATACTAAGGGTTTTGGATTCATTACCCCAGACAACGGCGGTGAAGATTTGTTTGCTCACTATTCACAGATCCAGTCTAGCGGATTTAAGAGTTTGCAAGAAGGACAATCAGTACGTTTCGACGTAACGCAAGGTCAAAAAGGCAAGCAAGCAAGTAATATTCAACCTGCTTAAAGAGTTTTAGAAAGTTTATTGTTGTAAAAGGCCTCGTAAGAGGTACCCTTCAAAGCGAAGGACTTCTGGACGCGGGGGGCAGTTCCCCGCCACCTCCACCAGAAAGTTGTCTAGTTCTGCAATCCGCGCTTACGGATGAAATAATGCGGTGAATGCGACCGTCCTAGCAGTAGACAACTTCCTAATGGGGGTGAATTAGGTTCGACAGGGGTAGCTAGTAGAGAAGGCAACACGACAGGCGATCGTCGTTAATGAAGCAAAACTATAAATGCAAATGATACTGCATTCGACTTTGGCGCACTAGCCTTTACTGGCAACACCGTTCGCGGTGCTCGTGTAGCCGTTGCTGCCTAAGAAACAGCAAAGTCCGGGGTAGCTATACCTTGTAATTAAAAATAGTCAAAGAGGGCGAAAGCCCTCTTTGTTTTGAGTTTAAATTTGATTGTTCACCATCTCCGATAATGATCGTAGCATGGATAATCATAACAACCATGATAATACCTACGATAACGATCGTGACAATGATATCTATAATAGTCTCTTGGGTAATAATCTCTGTAATACATATTGCGCTCCTTGTTCTTAAATAATCCACCAGTTACCGTTATGACAGATTAACCTAACACTGCTATATGGAACTTCTATAACGTACTTGAGTTTTCCATCAATTAAAACAATAGTACTATCGTTGCTAGGCGGCACAATGGTAATCTTTCGATTACCCAAAGGAGGACCCATTTCGGCTTTTATAATAAGTTCACAACTATTGAAGCAATCTTCGGGTAGAGTAATAGTAACTGGACTAGGAGCGTTGACACCAATATAATAATCATTGCTCGAAGCTGCGTAATCTTCAGAGACCAAAACTCTTGAGCATTCACAAGTACATTGTCCAGGCGGCCCAGGAGGTCCGATAGGGCCCGGTTCTCCAGGTTCTCCACTCTCGCCTGGAGGTCCTGTAGGGCCTTCTGGACCTGGTTCTCCTGGCGGACCCTGATCACCTTGAGGCCCTGGAGGCCCTGGGGGGCATTCACATCCATGTGTATCTCCTTGGTTGATTATGCATGGTTAACTAGTAAAAAGCTAGCAGCATATTGTGCTATCTTAATAAATCCTCTCTATAGAGATTGCTCGGAGGATTTTTTCTTGCACTCTTAGTGAAAATGCTATATAATAAGCTGTGTACTTTTTCTAGAAATACAGAAAAGCGTTACACAGTTAACATATAAAGGAAATTAATATGAAGAAAATCATTTTAGCAACCGCATTGGTTTTGGCCGCAACCGCAGCATCTGCATTTGAACTCGGTGTTACATTAACTCGCGGTGATACCACCGGCGATGACCGCGATTATGCAGGTATTACCCTTGGTCAAAGCTTTGACAAATTTAACGTCACTGCAGGAGTTGAGCGTTCTACCGACGGTGCCCAAGGCAATCAAAATCGGTGGAGCTTGGTAGGCGGGTACGATATTGCTAAGATTGGACTTGTTACTATTACTCCTAAGATTGGATATGCTTATCTAGATAATCAGACTTCGGGAGTTGACAATGGTTCAGCTGGTACCATTGGTGTCGGGCTTAGTGTTCCTGTAGCCAAGAAGATTACACTCGGTCTAGACTACGCTTATCAAAAGGGCGAAAATCGCGTTAGCCAATTCGACGGCAACCGTGTAACTGCATCGGTTAGATATCCTTTCTAACAAATTTCCAGTACTAAAGGCCCTTAGGGGTCTTTTTTTGTGATCTTACTTGACAACTATCATAGAACACTATAATATAAGTTGTAGGTAAAATTTAACAGGAGCAAATCTTGAGTATGCATATCGAAGGTCCTTGGCTGTCAACTACTGGCAAGAAAAAAGGCAAACAAAAATTTCGTAATTCTAGTCAAGCTCAGAAATCTCGTGATCTCAAAACAAGTTGGGAGCAGATGCTTAAAAAACACGATGTTAAACCTTCTGCCTCTTCTGAGAAAGCTAGACCATTATCAAAGACTTATACACTAGCTGTTCCTAAAGATCGTGATTCTACATCGCATATTAAAAGCATCGACACCGGACCGGGAGTTGCTGCTAAGAAAGAATCACCTAAATATACAGGAACCGAATGTATTGGTATATCTATATTGCATAAGTCTTGCCTGCAGCCGATCTTTAACAAGCAATCAGCTAAGGATGTTGCTGAAATGAGACGATAGTATCCTGTAATAGGTTTAAAAGCAGTCATTTTTGCTGTATATGTTCTATATTGAGATATATACTATACGTTTCGCAAAGAAACTAAGATAGTGGCACAATTCAAGCCAAAAGCAAAAATTGCGTCCGCGAGTCTTGGCCTATGAGAAACCCGTGAGATTCGGGCGGTCAAGGCTCCAAAGGCACGTGAGTTATGAGATCATGTGTCCAATGGAGACAACTACACGAACCCAGGGTTCTCATAGAGCCTCGTGAAGTTTACTCCCTTAATGTAATGTGATGATATAATCTTGTTGATTTATATATCGGAGCGTAAAACTGCGGGATCTTTAGTCCCGCAGATGTAAGCGACAAGTTATCCTTGTTCGGCTATGTATTTTGCGATTGTTTCTGTTGATGCGTCACCGGTAGAGCAAACAAAATAACCAGACGACCAAAATATTCTTTGTTTCCAGAAGTGCTTTCTTAGTTCGTTGTAATGAGAGAACCAAACCTTTGCAGTTGTCGTTTGCTTCAATAATCTAACTATTTGAGAAACTGATACGTTGGGTGAATAATCAACAAGTAAGTGAATGTGATCTTTGTCCACTTCCATTACTTGTATTGCGAATTCATTGGTTTGGGCGGCTAGAATTGAATCCTTGATAGTCTGAGATATCGACGTTTTCGCTAATAGTTTCTTTCGATACTTAACACAGAACACGATGTGACATTTGAGTGTGTATTTTCTAGCCATATAGCATCTTTTAATCAATTATGATGAATATATTTATGTCAAATAAAGAGTTTGCATAAATAATAATATGAAACAACTACTCGCTTACAAATACCGAATTTACCCAACAGAGGAACAGCAAGTTCTTCTGTGTAAAACATTTGGCTGTAAGCGAGTTATCTTCAATCATTATTTAAATGAGCAACAAGAAAGATACAAGAATAAAGAGAAACATCTTTCCAATTATGACATCAACAAAGACATAACCAAACTTAAGAAAGAAAAAGAGTGGTTACGTGAAGTAGACTCGATTGCACTACAAATGGCAGCGGAGGACTTATCTGTTGCGTATGAGAATTTCTTCAAGTCAGTGTCCGGTATGAGAAAAGGCCCAAAAATAGCAGCACCTAAATTCAAGTCCAAGCGGTCACGTCAATCATACCGAACTCGAGGAGTGCGAATCAACGAAAATGGATCATTACAAATACCAAAGCTGAAAGAGGTAAAAGCTGTTATTCATAGATCGATTCCTAATGGATCTACAATCAAGGCAACAACCATTAGTAGAAATCCAGACGGAAGATATTACGCATCAATTTTAGTAGAAGTAGAATTACAATTACAACCAACGACTGGAAAAGAAGTTGGTTGTGATGTAGGTCTTAAAGATTTGCTAATCACTAGCAGTGGTATCAAATTCAAAAGACCAGACGATTTACCAAACATTGCGAAAACCAAGCAATTAATGAAGGTAAAACAAAGGCAGTTCGCAAGAACTGAAAAGAGCAGCAAAAATCACGAGAAATTACGTGTTCAAGTAGCAAGACTATACTCAAAAATCACAAGACAAAGAAACGAGTACTATCATCTGGTATCAAGATACCTCGTTGATAATTATGATTCGATCTATGTTGAGGATTTGTCGAGTAAGAACATGCTACAAAACAGGAAGTTGAGTCGAGCAATACACGAAGTGGCATGGGCAACTTTAACAGGTATGATTTCTTACAAATCTGCTTGGGCGGGAAGAACATACCACAGAATTAATCGGTTCTACCCAAGTTCTAAGACCTGCAGTTCTTGTGATTACAAACTTGAAAAACTCGATCTCGGAACCAGAAAATGGACTTGCCCTAACTGTGGCAGTTTTCATGATCGAGATATAAATGCTGCAACGAACATACTCCGTGTTGGTCAAATTGATTGCTATGGAGAAGAAATAAAGTCGCAAGCAACAGGCGACTTGGAACTAAAAATTCCAGTGGCCCTACAGAAAATGACTGATAAAATCGAGAGATCTGGCATATGCTTGCCAGTTAGTCATGGGAGTGGGCAAGCTGCATGATCTTTAGTCATGCAGCAGTTGACAGTCACACCAAATGAAAGGAGAACTTAAATGCAAGTCATATTACGAGCGTTATTCGCTCTTGTTTTATCTTTAGGTGTAGATTTTGCCAAAGCTGAATCTTTAGAAATTGCATCACTGTCAAATAATCTGTCGGCTCAAGAACAAAAAGATCTTGACTGTCTAGCTAGGAACGTTTACTTTGAAGCGGGCGGTGAGTCATTTGAGGGAAAGATTGCTGTTGCTATCGTGACACTGAATCGATTAGCATCTGGTAAGTTTCCCGATTCGGTATGTGAAGTTGTTCATCAAAAATCTCGTATTAGCACCGGAAAACTTGTATGTCAGTTTTCATGGGCATGTCAGAGCAATCGTCTAAGAATGCATCTCAATGAACGATGGAATCAAGCTATGGCTGCTGCCCGACTAGTGTTGTTAGAAGGATATAGAGATCCGATTTTAGAAGATGCTCTGTATTTTCATGCTACGTATGTTGATCCTAAGTGGGGTAAACCAAAAGTTGCAAGAATAGGTAATCATATTTTCTATCGAGATCGTGTAAGAAAAGGTTTTTAATTTAATAAACCCTGATACAGGGTCTTGGATATCTGACATAAAAGGTTAAATAGTTGTTATGGATTTCAGAAAAAGTGATATAACGCTAGCTTACTTGACCTTAATTTGCGGATTAACAATATCCTCGGTTGCTATTTGGTATTCAGTTGCTGGGCTCGTAGCTATATTTGCTGCAGCCACCTTGCCTATTATTATCATGGGCACGGTATTAGAAATTAGCAAACTAGTTGCTACTGTTTGGCTAAAATGGCATTGGGGGCAAGCTCCACGTCTAATTAAGATCTATTTGCTTGCGGCAATTACTGTTCTTATGTTTTTGACTAGCATGGGCATCTTTGGATTTTTATCAAGAGCACACTTAGATCAATCAGTGCCCACTGGTGACGTTGTAGCTAAAGTTGCTCTAATAGACGAAAAAATCGAAACAGAACGTCAAAATATAGAAACAGCAAGAAAAGCGTTGTCTCAGATGGACTCTACTGTTGATCAATCAATTGCAAGATCGAATAACGAACGAGGAGTAAGTCGAGCTGCGCAACTACGTAGAAGTCAACAAAAAGAACGTGCACAACTTCAGTTAGATATTTCCAACTCACAGAAGGCGATTTCTCAACTTAACGAAGAACGAGCACCTATCGCTGCAGAACTTCGTAAAGTAGAAGCTGAAGTTGGTCCTATCAGATACATTGCTGCACTGATATATGAAGACACTACTGATGCTGATCTCTTAGAAAAAGCAGTTCGATGGGTTATCATAGTTATTGTACTAGTATTCGATCCATTAGCAGTTATCCTACTATTAGCCAGCCAATATAGTTTTCAGTGGTTTAGCCAATCGAAAGTCCAACAAGATACAATTAAAGAAGATCTAATACCTGTCAACGAGACTGATCAAGATACTAAACAAGAGCTTGATCAAATACCTATTGTCGAACAAATAAAAGTATCTAAAATTACAGAAACACCGATGATGGATTTCTCGACCGTTGATGAAATACCTAAAGTACCAACTGCATCAAATACTTTGAATCTAAAATTCTCACCAATCTTTACTAATTCAATCAAAGAAGTTAAAAAAGAATCTATATCTTCATTAGAAGAATATACCGATGAAGAAATCCTTAATGATGCCGATGCTACAGAAAAAGAAGCAATGAAGCGATGGAAACAAGATCATCCAGCTGATTCACTAAAACACCAACGCAGGTTATTTGACTTAAAACTTGTAGATCGTCTGCCGTGGCAAGATTATCTAACCTCCACTCCTGGCTACGTTCCACCCGAAGAACAACACCCTAAAATCAAATAGAAACTTTTAAATATTAGAAAATGAACAATAAAATTATAGCCGTTACACCCTACGACGACGTATTGCAAGATGGAAAACGTTTACTTCTAGTAGATCTTACAGCGGATCAAATGGCTATGATATCAAAAGCGCTTGGAGAAATAAACGAGTTTAATCGAATTATTCTGTATATTTGGAATTCCACAGATAGTTACGATTGGCTGTTAGATAAAAAACTCAAAAGCGATTTGATAATACTCAACGCTGACGGTGCTGATCAAACACTAGTTGGATATCTAGTTGCACAATCAAATTCTTTCTATTTTGGTACATTAAAGAATATTAGTAAGGTCAGTGATTCTTCTATTCTCGACTACATACAACTATTAACTATAATGGAGAAAGAATTAATCTAACTATAGATCAAAATAAAAAACTTTGAGATGCTCAATCATTAAAAAGCTATATTGACATTCAGTCTTAATCGTGATATACTATAGGTTCATATTAAGGAAAAATAAATATGGCTCTCACTGATGTGATGATCGACATGGAAACTTTAGATGTTCTGCCTACTGCAACTATATTAACTATCGGTGCAGTAAAATTTGACCCGTTCGGTAACGATGTAACCCATCCTAGTTGTGAAAAGTTTTATGTTAAAGTTGATATAGACAGCCAAGATGCTCTCGGTTCTACGGTTAGTCAAGATACAATGAACTGGTGGGGTAATCAAAGTAAGGAAGCACAAGAAGAAGCATTTAGCCCAGATAGTCGAATAGACATTACTGAGGCGATGACCCAGTTATATAAGTTTTGTTGGGGTGCTAACCGTGTATGGAGTCACGGTGCTGGGTTTGACATTGTTATTTGCGAGCATTTATTTAGAAAAATAGGCAAGGCTATTCCTTGGTCGTTTTGGAATGTTCGAGATACTCGAACATTGTTTGATCTAGGGATTAACCCAGATCGTCCTCCTGTACTTAAACACCATGCTCTTGAAGATGCATGGAATCAAGCGGTAGGTGTGCAAAATATTTTTAAAACTTTGCGTAGTTCTACCATGATTAACGGCAATTATATTAACCCACTTAATAACCAAAGATGAATTCACTAGAAACGGTGTCTGGGCGTAAAATTAATATCACAGACCCTGATCCAGAAATGATAGATATCAGCGATATTGCCTGGGCTCTGAGTAGAATGCCTAGGTTTAATGGGCACAGTATCCCTTATGTGTCTTACTCAGTTGCGCAACATAGCATACAAGTAATGAAAGAGTTAGCGCAATACGGTGAACGAGTGCAACTCTTAGGACTGTTGCACGATGCTGCAGAAGCATACATAACTGACATGCCTAGTCCTGTGAAACACATTCCAGAAATTCATGCGGTAATCAAGAGACTTGAAGACCGTATCATGAATACAATCTATCAATCTTTAAAAATTGATCCTCCATCTGAGGAGGAAGAACGCCTTGTAAAACAAGCAGATAAAATTCAACAGGCAGTAGAAGCCTACAATTTCATGTACAGTCGTGGACATGATTGGAATTTACCCAAAGTTAGTTTCAAAAAACTGCAAGAGTTTGAAGAACCTATGGTTAGTACCGTAACATATGATTTATTTTTGAAATACTTTGAGATGTTATCAAAAAAACTTCAAAAAGAAAAAGTTCAGGAATAAATAGGTTTATAAGTTGAACCAACTGGTCAACTCATAAGAGGGCATAGAGCCCATTGATTCTTACTTTATAAGGAGATTATCATGAATCAACTAGCACGCTTTGACACCACTGCTCTAAACAGAGCACTCGTTGGATTTGATAGAATTTTTGACGACATGGAACGTCGATTTGCTAATCAAGTTTCTAACAATTACCCTCCATACAATGTTGCAAAACTGCAAGAGAATCTCTATGAGATCGAAATGGCAGTAACTGGTTTCGAGAAAGACGAAATCAAAGTCACCGTTGAGAACAATGAACTCACAGTTGAAGGTCGCCGTACTAAAAATCCTGAGACTACGGTAGAGTTTCTACATCGAGGACTTGCACTCCGTGACTTTGAACGCACATTTACTCTTGCAGAGCACATGAAGGTTGTTAGTGCAACTATCAAGAACGGTGTCTTACAGGTTAGGATCGAACGTATCGTTCCTGAAGAAATGAAACCACGTGTTATTGACATTGTAGAAATCAAGTAAACTCAATCGGGGGAGGAAACTCCCCCACAACAACAAACGGAGACAGAATGTCTACAGAAGAAATAATTGAAGAAAAAACCGTAGTAAATCTGCAACCACCGAAACTATGGAAGGTGATATTTTTAAATGACGATTCTACATCTATGGAACTAGTCATTGAATTACTTATGAAAGTTTTCAAGCATTCTGAAACAGAAGCCAATGAAATTACATTAGAAATACATACTACAGGTAGTGGGGTTGCAGGTGTTTATGCATACGAAATAGCAGAACAAAAAGGCATAGAAGCAACAATGATTGCACGGAAAAATGGCGCTCCGCTGAGAATTCAAGTAGAACCGGAATAATATGAGTCTAAGAGAAATCACCCGAGAGCTTCACCACGAAGCAGAAACTACACAATTTGCTAAAGAGCTGCTCAGTGGCAAAATTAGCCGTGAAAAATACGTTAACTATCTTTACAATATGTTAGCGATCTACGATCCTATTGAATGGTATGCTGGTCGTCAAGGATTCTTTGATAAGATGCGCAGCCTCCCAAGGCTTAGTGCTATCCATAGTGATTTTAAAGAATTAGATGACGGTAATTATCTCTATCTAACACCGTCTACTATAGCCTATGTGCAATATCTGCATAAGCTAGGTAATGATCCAGTAAACAAACAGCTGATCAAAGCACACCTATATTGTCGTCACATGGGTGATCTCAGTGGTGGACAAATCATTAAGAAGCAGGTTGCACATCTAAGCAGTGGAAAGTTTTACGACTTCGATGATCCTGATACTCTCAAGGTACAGATACGACAAGAACTTAACAATAGTCTCGGCGAAGAAGCATGTGTGGCATTCCAATGGGCTATAAAGATCATGAAGGATCTTTATGGCGGACAGTAAAGTCTGGGATACCTTAATTGATATCCAACATTTGCTGGAAGATAATTTCCAAAAAACAGGCACTGAGGTACAAGAACCTGGTATGGAAAGATTTAATCAGCCGGGCTGGGTTAATCGTGTGTGGACTAGCTCTGCTTATCGTCGGGCTCACATTGATGTCGTAGATGCTCGTGAAACAAAAGGCCTGTGGATGATGCACTGCTGCGTTTTTCCACATACCCATAATCCTGCACCTATCTATGGGTTTGACGTAATTGCAGGTCGAAATAAAATCACGGGCTGTTTTCATGACTTTAGCCCAGCAGGAGACAGTGAACACAATCTTATAGATTGGTTCGCTGGAGAAGTTAGTAGATTGCAATGGAATAAGATACGCAAGTTGCCTGATTGGGCCGAACGCATCTTTAATCCGTGCATGATTGCTGCTGGTAACGTCTGTGATGAAAATGAACTACATCAAATTGTAAACTTAGTCAAGTTAACCTCTGATGTCTATATCAAGTACGTTGGTGATACCAACAACACTGCTAAAGACACTACTGAGCTTCAAAACTTTTACGCACACAATCAAAAACAAAATCCTCACACACCGAAGGTCATGACTAGTCTAGGCCTCAACGAACAAGATGTTGCGGTTTTCATTCAAGAATGTCTATTTCCGGAATTAAAATGAATCCAGTCGATCTCGATTCCTCACACACAGAACTTTTTAAAACCCCACTAGGAGTCCCTGGACTTTTTAAATATCAAGGAACAAAAAAAGATAGAGTTCCCATTTTTTTGAAAAAATTAAAAGACCAAAGCCCTTTTAGAGTTAAGACAGACTTTGGATTTGAAGATATTGTTATTGATCCTTTAGAATACAACAAGGTAACTAACTGGTTGCTCAACCCAACCTCAAGGTTGAGATTAAAAGCTCGAGGCTGCAACAGCATTGTACCGTTCGGATCTATTATCAAGACTCAAGAGTTCGGAGGAGAGGCATCCGGTCATCGAGAACGCATCGAACAGTGTCAACTTACCGAAATAGAATTTCTGTTAGAAACTGCCAAACAAGGAAATGATTTTATAAATCTAAAAGTAGGGGATCGAGTAGTGCATGCAGCGTCGGTGATTAAGACTCGAGAAAAAATAAATGGTAGATCACCTAAAAGTGATATGTCTGTTCTCGATAAACACGGACGCTCTGTAGCGTGGGCTAGTTTAAAAGGTCATCGTTTTCGTTGGTGCGGGTGGTTATCCTTAGCTAACGAACCAGAGATTTCTAGTTGGCTGGAAAGAATACGATTCGAAACTGGTAACGAGTTCGAGCCTACGCAAAGTTATGGATTACATGTTAGCCACGATATTAAAAGAAAAATAATTTACGGGAAAGATTACGGCAGTGCCCCTGGAGTATCAAATGTAGATTGCATCCTGATCGGAGACCCTGTTATACATCATAAAAACAACATCTTCGAACTTACAGCATCAACTATATATTCTAACGGAGAAATACCCAACAACGAGCACATGCCCTACTTAGTATTAAGATACATGCACGGCCGAAGAGAACTAGGCTTTACTAACGTACGATCAGAAACCAACACCATCAACGAAGGCCGAAAAGTCAAGTGGTTAGACCTTATTGAAAATACCCTTTAACCTTGCAGTATCTTGACTTTTAACTTTTTTTCTGTATAATCGTTGTATGAAGATAAAACTAGTATCAGACCTCCACTTAGAATTCTCCGACATTAACATCAAAAATCATGAAGGATATGATGTGCTGATCCTGTCGGGCGACATCTTAGTTGCTGAAAAGCTACCTCTTGAGAATAGCGAACATGGACAGAGATTCCGCGACTTCCTAGAACGTGTAAGTGCAGAATTCCCTCATGTTGTTTATGTTGCGGGGAATCATGAGTTCTACGGTGGCGGTAAGTTCTTTCAGACTGTTGAATATCTGCGAACATATTGTGCTACAAAGTTTAACAACGTTCACTACCTTGAACGTGATACTAAGGTCATTGATGATGTGGTGTTTGTAGGTGGTACTTTGTGGACTGATATGAACAAGCGTGATCCTATAACTCTACACGCAGTTAGAGGTCTGATGAACGACTATCGTGCTATCAGAAATGATAGGGCAGAGTACAGAGCGCTTAATCCTACAGACACTGTTAATCGTCATAGACTTACTTTGGAATATTTTCACCATGTTCTTAGTGAGAATAAGGACAAGCGTTGCGTGGTAGTAGGACATCACAGTCCTAGCTTTTTAAGCTGCCATCCTCAGCACAGCGACGACTATATTATGAACGGTGCTTATCATAGTGATCTCAGCGAGTTCATCCTTGATCATCCACAGATCAAACTTTGGACCTGTGGTCACACCCATCGCCCATTTGATTACATGATTGGAGAAACTCGTATTGTCTGCAACCCTCGTGGCTATGACGGCTACGAATGTACTGGTTGGAATCCAAACATTGTAATCGAAGTATGATTGAATATAAAACTTGGGAGGGCAAGTGGCCTAATGTTATATTGCTCTCCGGAGAAGACATTGGTAAGATCTTGTATTACGAAACAGGGTTTGAACAATTACATCCGGATCCCGCCATCATAGACTGGATGGAGGAAAGAGGTTATAATTATTACTATGATTGGCGTGTAGTGCGTGTTGATCCCCGGATCCTAGGACGACACAGTGAATGGGCTATTTGTTTTCCTAACAAACAGATTCTTGAACTTTTTTTATTGAAATGGCCATGAAGAAAATCTTCTACGAAAAAGTTGGACTTTTTAATTCTTGAATCTTATTTAAAATCCATTCGTCAGATTTCCTAGCCCATCCTTTTCCTAGTGCTACTTTTTTAGATTTAGCGAGTTGTCTACACTCTAAAACAATTTGCCTACTGCTCAACTCTTTCCAAATTTGATTACATTTATCTACTGCGGATTTTGATTTAGGTTTACGCATTTTTTCTTTGGTTTCTTCAGAAACTACTTTTCCTTTTAAAGATGCTGATAGTTTCTTCCTGAAATCTTCAGAATAAGTTTTACCTAAATTAATTTCTCTTAGTTTTTGCTTTGTTTCTTCAGAATGAGGATTTCCTTTTTTCCCTTTTAACGGAGAAGGCTTTCCGAGTTGATTAGCACTATGAACTTTTGCTGCTTCTTTTCTAATAGATTCAAATGTTCTACTAGAAATTTTAATGGTATTCTTTAGCCTAGTCAAAATTTTACAGGCTAAAACCATCTTCGACTTATCTTTACCTTCAGTCATTTTACATAGTAACCTATGACAGACAAAATGCTCTCTAGCAGTTAATCTAACGATATTTGATTTGTCATTTGTTCCTCCTAAACTTTTTGGAACTATATGATGTTTTTCTGTATAGCCGATATAGTTGACACGAGATTGAGCCGAAGCTATAATATTATTATACTATTTGGTATACTTGTTCTGTAAATACATTTGCTGGTGCTCCTTGAAAGCATTAGAGTAGTTGGGATTGTCTAGATCCGCGAACTACACCTTTATTTATCTTTAGGAAAATATGAAAAAAGTTTTTTACACTAAAGAAACATCAACAAACGGAAGGGTTCGATATGTCCCAGTGGCGGAGTATGATAACGAGTGGCTTGATAGTTTTCCTAAAGGTAACCATTTGGTTATGTCGTACCCGGGCGGGTCTAGTCGCCGGTTCAACATCGACCCAGCCTATGCTCCTATGATTGCTGCTGGGCGGGTTGCAGAAGATGTAATGTGCAAAGCGATGGTCAAGGCCAGTGAACTTAAACCCGAACGCACCCCGATCACGCTCGAACAAAAAGCTGCTTGGGAAAATCTTGCCCTTGCGTTCGGAAGTGATCTTTGCACGCTCCGTGGCGCTAGCATGCACGATGTTGTTGAAGCTGGTATTAACGCAATGCAGGAAGAAGCAGATAAGCTCATGAAACACGAAGCTGTTCGTAAGGCCTACGATCAGTTCCTACTAGTATGTCAACTGGTCAAAGAGAAAGAAGAGTAATATGTCTAGTACTAGAGTTACTGAACAAGAGCCAGACTGTGTCTGTAGAAAAGTAATTGTATATCTTCTTGGAGAATCTAATGTTTGATTTGTTTCAATGCTATACTCCTAGGGACTATGTTAACAACTCAAAGGAAAAATATACTGTGCCCAGTATCAACCCAGTAGTAGCACCCAGCACCCAACAAAAGGAATTTTTTCGTGTTGGTCGAACCGACGACGGCATGACTACTTTAACATTACTGTCGGACAATAATGGGTCTAGCACGACACTGACTATGACTCAAACAGTCTGTGAACAAATGATTCGCATGCTACGTGCAACCTATGATGTAGAATTTAAGGAAACAGATGGCCAGTCTACTTGATATGTTTGGTGAATCAGGGGTACTTTCCAGGCTTATCAGTTCGGGCAAGGAACCCGAGTTGTATCCTGTACCAACAGTTCATCGCAATGACGTTGAACCTGTCTGCATAATCCAGCCTAATCTTAAAAACGGTCCGTGGATTGCTGGCGGCGCTTGCCTTAGGTGGTTCCAAGGGATACCGGTAGGCAACTCGGATATTGATGTCTTTTGCAAGAATGCTGTTCAAGCACAGCAGGTTATTGAGCGGATCAAGAGTTATGGTAGGTACCAGATAAAGTTTGAAAGTGAAAATGCTGTTACTCTAGAGTATTTTACAAAAGAACATAATCTAGGACGCTGGACTATACAGATCATCACCCGCAGATATTTCAGTGGCATTCGTGATGTCATCAACAATTTTGATATGTCAGTCTGCGAAGTTGCTACCACAGGTAACGAATGGGAACTCGGTCCGTTTACTGCTCGTGACATTCGTGAAAAGAATCTTCGATTCAAGTTACCTATGCAATCAGATGCCCCAAAGCGTCTGTTGAAATATTGGATATATGGATATCGCCCTGTAGAAGGAACGCTCGAAGCAATTCGTGAAAATCCAGACACACGCTGGATTTATTCTGTAGAAGAGGATTACAATAATGCGTTCTGAACATAGTTGGAGTTTGCTAGATCCAAAGCCTGTGCTGTTGTATTTGCGCAACTTAGACGAATACATTGTTTATTGGAACGGTGTAGTAATGCCGCACACCATGGCTCTGGCCATGGCTATGGAGAGTATTCAAATCTATGCCACTCCTGAAATGAAACTTGCCATGGAAGAAACCTACCGCAGAGTTTACTATGCTAATGGTTTCGAGACTAGGGCATGGGACAACAAGGCTGGAGAAGGTAATGTCTACAGCTACTTAAAGCGCATCATGGGTCCGCATATTAATAAGACGCTTGAAGGCAAAGATTTTAAAGATGTGTTAGGTTGGTTTGATTATAAACGTGCAAGAAAGGGTTTGTAATGGGAGGGATTATTGTTGTTCCGGCTAATTTCAATGCACTGATGATGCCTAAGTAAACACTAAAGAGAAGAACAAGGGCCTTGACGGCCCTTTTCTTTTATCTTATAATATACACTTGTTTAACAATAAACAATCACATAATAAATCAACGAATAATTCAAGAAACAAGATACAGTATAAGGATATGCGCTAGTAGCTCAATGGTAGAGCAGTGGCCTCTAAAACTACCGATCGTGGGTTCGATTCCCACCTAGCGCACCAGAGCAGCGAGACTACTACAACCTCAGTGGTGAGTGGCAATTGTAAGTCCACAAGCAATAACACAAAACTTGTAGTTGGCACCCCGGAAATAGACGGCGGCATAGGATTAAACAAGCGGTAACAGTCAAGCACAAACCACGTTGCGAAACCTGCGGCAAGCAGAACAAAGCTACTGCAAAATTCTGCGTAGAGTGCGGTACTGCGTTAGAGATCTTTGCATAACGCAACGAGCAGTTATCCAAAATAAATCATTGTGATCATTTTGTGCCTAGTGTATAATGTTTAATAGGCATTGACACTAGGCTTTTTTATTTTCTAGGCATTCATAGGCTCACCTAGGCAATCTAGCGTGGCACAAGGTTAGCAGGCCGGTTAATATTCTGCTGGTGACTCCGTTCTAATGTGTGACGGTAGCCAATTCTTTCCTCCACGTGAAAGACTTTTTCGCACTACCCTGGTCACACGGCCAGGATGCCCTTAAAATGACCTGCCATTGCAGGATAGCGTTTGCGAAATCGTATGGGTTGAGTATCTAGTAATAGAACTGTTGTCCGATACTGTCATGACGACATTAACACCAAGGTTGTCATAAAAATCGTAGTCGGACAAAGATTCGATACACTATATAGATCCATTGACACGGAGGATCTTTAAAAAACGCCGCAGGTTAAGGTAAGGGTAGTGCCTAATAGTGTGAATCAATAAAATACCTGCTGTCTAAATGAAGCGAGAGCAACTCAGATGAGAACCTTCTTCTTGGCACTCAGCAACGAGTGTCATATTCGCTCTACAATCTAGATGAGTATCTCTGTAATTGCTGTTTGTTAATAACAAACTTAAAAATAAGACAGAGCGCAAGCGATGTCTTTGATCGCTCTGGCGATCCGATAATGTAGAACACAATAAATACTCTGGATATTTAAGGATTAAATAATGAAAATTTTTATCACAGGAGTAGCTGGGTTTCTAGGTAGTCACTTAGCTGATCGTATGTTGGAACTAGGACACACAGTAGCTGGTAATGACAACTTGCTAGGCGGATATCGAGATAATGTCAATCTACGGGTTGAGTTCTATGAAACTGATTGCTGCGACTATGAAAGAATGAATTATATTATGCGTGGTTCTGACATTGTTATTCATTGTGCAAGCACAGCACACGAAGGGCTAAGTGTATTCAGCCCCACGTTTATTTGTAAAAACAATTTACAGGCCAGTGTAGCTACGATAACTGCTGCAATTAACCAGGGCGTTAAGCGATTTGTCTATTGCAGCTCCATGGCACGATATGGCGAGCAGCCTACTCCCTATACTGAAGAGCAGCCCACGATGCCAAACGACCCTTACGGCATTAGCAAGGTAGCTGGAGAAGACGTACTCAAAGTCCTCTGCGATACACACGGTATGGAATGGAACATAGCAGTACCACATAATATTGTTGGTCCACGACAACGTTACGATGACCCTTATCGTAACGTTATGAGTATCATGATTAACAGGAATCTACAGGGGTTACCTAGTATTATCTACGGCGACGGAGAGCAGATGCGCTGCTTTAGTAATATTGAGGACTGTGTATATTGTTTAGAAAAACTAGCACTAGATTCTAACATTGTCAGTGAAGTGGTTAACATTGGACCTGATGAAGGCACTATAACTATCAACGAACTGGCTAAGAAAATTGCAGATCATTTAGATTTTCGCGAGCCTCCGATTTATCACGACCCTCGTCCACGGGAAGTTAAGATCAGTCATTGCACGGCAGATAAAGCCAAACAACTGCTAGGCTATGAACCTAGATCAAATATGGATCTCGCTATAAAACAAACCGTCGAATGGATCAAAGCTCGTGGACCACGAGCTTTTGACTACAGTTTTCCTTTAGAAATCATCAACGAAAAGACTCCCAAGACTTGGAAAGATAGACTAATGTAATTGACAGTGTTTCTAGTTTGTGTTATAGTGAAACTACACACAAAGGAGAAACACTATGGCCCAGATTGAAAAACCCAATGTTACTGCTTTCAAAGTTCAACTCACAGAGTACGAACGTGGTTGGGGACAACGACCTTGGGAAACCTTGTACTTTGATAACGAAGTAGAAGCTCGTAGATTTGCTGAAGACTACAATCGAAAACACAACAACAAACCGTCTGCCCCTGATTGGTATGTTCGGGCAGATTATGTAGGAAAAGTTTCTTAAACCACTTTACACCTTCTCCGGAGAAGGTGTTATAATAAATACATACAGCAAAGAGATAGACTCTGCGCTGACAATTATACAAAGGATTTTTGTATGTCTGAAAAAACTTTTACTATTTGTAAAGCCTATGCACTGTCGGCTATAGACAAGACAGGCAAGCGTGTCTACTACGACACTGACTCACACTCCGGCGGATATCCATATTGGAGCACTTCCTTTAATCAACGGAAGACCTGGGAAAGCCTTGACAAGATTCCAACTATTGGTCCTAAAGATTACATGCGTAATGAAGTAACTAGCATCGAAGTACTGGAAGTAAAAGTACAGGCCAAGATTGTTAGTTCTACAGAACTTGTAAGCGAAGCTAAAGCTAAGGCTATGGCAGAGATTGATAAAATTCAAAAAGAACTTGCTCGTAAAATTTCTGCGCTGGAGACTATGAAATGAAAAAGTATGATACCCTAGTCTTTTCGGTGTAGCCCAGAACAAGCTGCTCGAATTGTGAATCTGTTGTTGCATGCACAAGAAAACCAAATGAATGTGGTAGTGTCTTGTGTAGCTGGCGTTTGCCGAAGTGGCGCAGTGACCGAAGTTGGAGTAATGCTTGGATTTGAAGATACCAACAGGTTTCGGTGCCCAAACCTACTGGTGAAGAAACTGATGATGCAAAACTTAGGAATGACATATGAATAATAC